TCTATTGCCTTACCTACTTTCAAACCATAATCATAGCTTAGCTTCTCAGCATCACTAACTGTTTGACTCGGGAAATAACTTTTAATGCCAGACTCTGCCATATTTATTATTTGATTATTTGTGAATTACTCCCAGTATTACTATACTTGGAAATGTTTATATTTAGTGGTTGTTTTTCAACCTTAGCGTTTGGTGCGTACAAATGCCTGTTGTTAGCCATAATAGCTAAACCAGAACTTATAGATGCATCAAACTTTGTTCTTTTGTTTATATCAAACTTTGCCCAATCGTTTAGTAGTTCATTGAAATATAAATCACCAAACGTTCCATCTTGCTTCATGCCAACGTGATCTTGTATATACATCTCAATTGCCGCTGCATGAGCTTGTTTAATATCTTCTGAGGAGTTAGGTATACCTCCAACTTCTTTTTCTGCAACAGATAATTTGTTCCATATCTTATCTGGCCTATTCATACTAAAGCCTCTATATCCTCTTCTTCTTAAATAGTACAATAATCTAGGTTTATTATTCTCTGCAAGTATAGGCATACCATAAAATACTAAAGCCATTAAAACATCTTCAAAGAATATTTCTGCTGTTGGTGGTCTTGATAGGTATTCTAAAAAGAAACTGTTTGCTGGAGCATCCTCCATACTAAACCTAGTTAAACCGTGTAAAGCTCCTTTTGACCCCTGTCCGTCTACAGTTCCTGATATATCATAGCTATCACAACCAAAAGCACCCATGTGTTCGTTACCTGGGTATTTAATACCATTTTTAAGTATTACTCTGTTTTGTAGTTGTTGAGGTGGAACCCAACTAACTCTAAACCTTCCTTTTGGATCTGGATAGAATATTACTTGTGAGTCTTTAATTCCATTAACCCATTGAAAATTACCAGTAGTAATTCCCAGTGTCCTAGACATTTCTTCGTTGTAATCTATTTGTTCGTATAATTTAACTAAATTAAATATACTGTTTTTTGTTTCATCCCTAAACGCGTGCTCTGTAGTTCTAGGAAACTGACGGTAAAATTCGTTTAAAGCATCTTGATCGTCTTTCAAACCATCAGCCTCGTTTTGCCAGTTATCTACTACACCTATATCTATTAGTTCACCGTCTGGTGCAAATCTGTCGATATCAGGAGTATTAAAGACTGGAACTCCATACTCGTCAATAAATCCTTCGTAGTTCCATTCCATTGGGATAAAAAGAGAGTATAAGCCAGATTTTGTCTGACCATTTCTATTTCTTTTTGTGACATCTGAGGCATTGTATAATTTTTTAAAGTTTTCTCCACCTTTATCTAAAGCATTTGAAGTTGAGCCCATCATACATTTACCAATAATCCTACTACCTAATCGTAAACATGTTTTTGTAACCCTCCAGTTATTTAAAATATTATCGGGTCTCTCCCATTTACCAGATTCATCATGAACTAATAAAGCTAGTTTTTCACCATCATAGCTATTGTCTCCAGTGTTTTTCCAATCAATCGTTGTATCTAAACCTTTGATGTCTTCAAGCTTTTCGTTTGAAGTAATTTTTTTTCTTGTAAACTTACTAGCTGGTACTCTATATGCTAACTCTGATTTTGGTCTATCCATACCATCTTGAATAGGTTTAAAAAAGAAAGGGTAGTTAATCGATATTGGTACTACCTTGTCTGTAAACATCTTCTTAGCATCACTACCAGTTTTAGATAGTATACCAAATCTACTATCACTCGCAAGAGTAGCTAAATTAACAGTTTCTGCTGATGACATAAAAGAAAATCCAGAACGTCTATTTTTAAGGTAGCACATTCCATAACATCTTTTATCTGCTTTGCAAGCTTCCCAGAATATATAAAACAATCTGTTTGCTTCTCTAAAATCTGGAGCACCTACGTCAATCTTACTCCATTGCAAGTACATGTACTGCGTACCTGTTATCCAGGTTGGTTTACCATTATTTGTGAACCAGAATCCTTCTTCCCTTCTTTTGAACTCTTCGTCTATATAATCGTACCATTTTTCTTTACTGCTTTCCGGATAGTTTCTCCAATCGAATATATTTTTAATTCTCTGCAACTCCTTGGGATACTCGAATTTCACCCATTTGTTCTTCGGATCTTTGTATACTTCTTTAGGAGCTTTTGGTAGCGCAATAACTAGTCCTTGTATTTCTATTATCTCACCTATTTGACCATTGTGAGATAACACTATAATATCGTGTTCTTTATCGTAACCGTATTTCCATTTCTTACCTTTATTAAGTCTACTTATAGTAGTCTTTTTTACAGGTTCAACTGTTTCAACTAAACTTTGATTGTACATTACTTAGATCTACTTTCTGCGAATCCTTTAAAAGTCTTTTCCTTTCTCTCTTCAGGTGTTTTGCCCTCGAGTATGTCCTCTTCTTCTTGGATTCTGTTAAGTATTTCGAATGCGTCAAATATAGCTAGTTTTTTAGTAGCTGCTGCATTTTTTAGTCTATCTGCTGATATGTCATCGTCTGAATCAACGATCGCTTCCTTAGCTACTTTAATCAGCTCTTCAACTGCCTTGTGCCCAGCTTGGATTATACTCTTCTTCGTTTCCTTGATGTTCATATTTGATTGTAATAAAATTAGATAAAACTCGAAATAGTCTCTCGCCATCAACGATAAACTCATATTCACTACTTGGTCTAAAACCAACTAGATCACCAACCTTAACTGTACCGTCAGAATATTTGACAATACCTTGTAAAGGTTTTTCAGATTCAGTGTTAAACTGATCTGTAGCTTTCAAAGGTATTACAAAGCAATATCCTTTTGGAGCTATCCACTTGTCTTTTCTTTTATATAAAAAGATTTGATCGTCGTTTATAAAGTAAGTATCTTCATCAAAATAAGCTCTACTATTCTTTTCAATACCTTTTACGTTATGCCATCTACGAAATACATTGTGATGTACTACAACTGTATCTCCTGGTTTTATATCTGTATCACCAATAATAGGTGTTGATATAACTTCTGCTTCTCTATTAACATATTGATGGTTAAATATCTCCGTGTTAAGGATCAACTCTCCACCATCTAGCTTTTTAGTATTGTTATATCTTTCTCCTTTTGGCTTTACAACAAAATTGTAAACGCTTTTCATTACTACTTATATATTTCTTTAAACATATCTAAAGACAGATTATCAATTTCAGAGTCAGATTTACCTTTTTTACTTTTGTCTATAACTCTTACTCTATACTCTCCTTTATTTGTGTCGTAGTATTTTGAATACTTATACTTATTTTGATCAATATTAATACCGGCTTTTTCTAGTGATTCTTCATTATCTCCAGGTATTGGAATTTGCTCCATTGCCCTTGGTTCAATTTTTCTTCTCTCAGCATCTATGTTGTAATCGGGACCTCCTCCAAAAGTAACAGCATGTCCTCCTTGCATTTTAGCGTTTGGCCAATCTTTTTTGAAATCTTCAAAACTATCATACCCAAAATTATTCTTGTCCATGTTGTTTTTGTACCACTCATCCATTTGACCCATGTCCTTTATACCAAGTGTGTTACTACCCATGTTCGGTCTTAAATCATTAGAATTATTTCCAGTGTTTTTTTGCAAAGGAGTTCCTTTTATTATAGGACGGTTCATTTTAAATGCCATAGTTAATATTGTAAGTTATACTCTACAGATACAGCCATATTCTTGTTAAAGTCTTTCCAAGGTAATACGTCTTTATTTTTTTTGATATAGACAGAAAACTTATCGTCTTCTTCTATAATATCGCAGATAGTATGACCACCATACACTTCTTGCCCCACGGCATAGTGCATAGCGTCATTTTTGTAATCTTTACCGATACTTATTTTACGAATCAGCTTTGACATCGTCTCCGTAGTTTATTGTACCGTCTTGTATGTTAATATCAAAAGTACCATACTCTTTTTCAAACTCACCTTGTAATAAAGTTAATTCATCTCTTAATCCAGCAATTTGATGCATCATCTCATGCTTTTTTAATTCTACTGAACCAATTTCTAATTGGGCTCTATTGATATTGTTTACTGTACTTTGAACTTTATCTAACTGCTCTGCAGTAATTTTTTCAGGTTTAATACCTTTAAGTTCTTTAATTTTTGCACTAGTGCCCTTTGTTTTTGCTTTCGCCATTTTTATTTAATTTAAGTTAATTTAATTTAATCTTCATCACTTTGCCATTCCGCATTGCTTAACTCTGCTAGTATTTCAGAGTAGTTGTATTGTGTTTTTCCATCTAAAAAGCTTGGCGTTTCACCTTCAAATTTTACAAATGTTTTTGTTGTGTCGTTGTTGTATCGCAACGTGTCAGCTGAGGTTTCTGATACTTGGTTAAAATCAACACTTGAAACATCCGAAGCTGTTATTATAACGTATTTTCTATTTTCTATCATATTATATATTTTTACTAAGCAGGAAAAGCAGGGGAATCCGCAGCGCCTTGCGTTGCATTAGCTACAGATCCGGTTTCACCACTTTTTAAATCTACAAAATTACCACTTGATTCATCTAAAGGATACCATTCTAATAACTTAGCAACTGGTACGCCTTCTAAAAGATCGCCGGGTACACCGTTGTTATATAGAGTTAAAGCGTCAGCTGCTGTTAATTCGCGGTCATATATAGAGTAGTTGCTAAAATGACCAGCCCAATAAGTATTGTCAGCATTAGTAGCTTTACCTAAAAAAATAGTATCAGCAGTAGATCCTCCATCCCAAGCGGTTATATCACCAGTGTCAGGAGAGTTAACACCCGCCACTCCGTTAACGAAAATTTGTTTTTTAGGAGTTGTTCTATCCCAAGTTGCTACAATATGTGTCCATTTCCCTGCTACTATAGCTGATGGAGTAATAGGATGGTCCGTATTAGAACTTGTCGAACCTCCTCTACAGTTAAGTCTTATAAATTCACCACTTTCCGAATAGTTTACAATAATTTTATTATTGTTAGAAGTACCATCAGCCAAGGCAAAAATCATGCTATTTCCACTTACTGTTTCTAATCTGAACCATACGGAAACGCTGCCAGTTGTTTTTATAGTATCAGCTGAGGCAGAACTTAAAACAACATGGTCATCAGTGCCATCACAGCTTACTGATAACCGAGTATCCAAATCTGGCTCTACTCTATACGATGATGTACCAGCTGTTAAACCTATCATTATTTACCGAAATAACATATTATACCACCAGTAGTCTGAGCAGCATTTAAACTTACAACAGTCCATCTACCGTATATAGTTATTCCTTTTGGAAGTATTATACTAGTATCAAGAGCTTCACCGTTACCACCAGTATTAGCGTTAGTAATACCAAAGTATACATTGTTGCTTTCAGTTGCACTGTATACCACAGAATTACTAGTATCAGCAGTTAATTTATCAAACACAGTGTTATCTAACATTGTAATAGCTACGATTACCATTCCGTCTGGTGGAGTTAAGTCACTAGCGTGGTCATTGTGCATGTGAGCGCTCCCTAGTTGTCCGAAGCTATAAGCGACTTCTGTTGAATTTATTCCCATAATTTTATTTTTTTACTTTTTCTAATGATCGTCCGCCAAAATAAGCACCGATCACGGTTATTAATACTAATTGTAAAAGATCTACATAAGAGTCTTTTACGTTAAATTTTATTGCACCTGCATCAATGAATATTAACAGCATGGTGCATACTATTAAAAATATTAAGACCATTGGTCTAACATTCTTACTAAGCCATGAGTCTGATTTTAAATCTGCCTCCCAACGAGAAGTTATATTCTTCTCCATTTCTACTTCATAATCACTTATAAGTTGCTTGATTTTAAGCTCAGCAGCAAGCTTTTCTTCTTTAGATGTATGTAAGTTGTCTATTACGCCACCTACACTCTTTACCAAGTCAGCAGCTCCACCTGAAAATAATTTACCTAACATTTGCAGTTCTTTTTAAATCGTTTACACTTCTTACACTTTTTCATTACTTTCCTTTTACTTTTTCAAATGAACTGATACCAAAACATCCTAGTGTTACCCAGACAAATGAATTGTATATTACCTCGTTAATTACTAAGTAAGCTTCTTCTCCTACAAACACAAAACTAGTTACAAGATCAGCTATAGCAAACAACACCATTACTATAAATGATATAAATCCTACTACGTTCTTTTCGTTAATTTCGTTTTTATCTTTAAATAAACTCCACATATTATTAATTTCCGTTATTTGCGTCATTTTCCCAAGGAAAACCAGTGTCTCCAGCTTCCTTCCATTCTCCATCTACTAATATAGAATCTACACCGTTTATGTCCATTCTTGGAAACTCTTCGCCATTATAAGTTATGCTATTATCATCATAAGCTAATTTACCGAGCTTCATATCGGTAGCATGTCTCATTTCATGATTTATTACCTGTCTATCTTCTTGACTACCAGGTATTATGTTTTTATTTATATATATAGTACCATCCATATTAGCTTCACCCATAATCCCTTCATCCAGCGGTACTCTAATAATAGGTGTACCAGGTATAGAGCCTTCACTACCAGATTGTTTACCAAAACGTAATTTAGTTTTGATTTCACCACCAGTAGCGTAATTACCTCTATTTGTGCCTAGTTTAAATCCCATTATCTATCTTTATCTTTTATCATATCATCTATAGCTTTATTGTAAACTTTATCTGTATATGATTTATTTTTATAAAATACACTTCTATCTGAAGTGGGCAAGTCTTCCTCACCTAATAGGATTCTATATATCCTACTAATCATTTGAGAGCACTTCCACGATGTTTTAAATACTGAGTACTTAATCGTTGTTCTGTTCCTGTGTCTCCAGGTTTCAATCCAACCTTCTCGTTTTAATCTCTCCCATCTGTTTTTATCCCATGAGTATGTGTAAACCCCGTTGATAAAATCGTTTCGTGTAAATCTTCCTTTACAATCTAAATAAATTAATAATTCTAAATCTGCATCTTTTAACCCGTAAGTTTTACAGACCCACTTTCTAGTGAGCCTGTAATACTTAAGGATATTTAATTCACGCAGATCCTGCGCGGTTAATCGCATCTACTATGTATCAAGTGTATAAGCGATACCAGTAATAGCTGAATCTACATAAGTAGAATTAACATCGTCAGCAATAACAACATAACCTTCACCGTTGTTACGTTTAGCTCCGTTAATTGCCACTGCTATAGACTTCATTACTTGTAGTTCTTTATCAGACGTACATGTGATAGTTATTAGATCCTGCTCATTTGCGTCATTAATATTTGACTCAAAGTGCATTAAGATAGTTGCATCAGCAGCTACAGTTGTAGCAACCAATCTATCAAGTGGAAACATAGCCGCATCATCAGCCGCGTCGATAAAAATTAACATTGGATTGTCCATTTCGTTTAATTTTTTTGGTTAATAATTTGTTTTCGTTTTTAAGTTTAAGGTTTATGGATTATGGTTTAGGTTTAATCTGTTAAGTTACTACTGTGCAGTATGATCAATTGCATCATCAATACCACTTAAAGCCTCTGCATAATAAGTTGTACCATCAGTAAATAAATTTACCACATCACCTTGAGTACACTCAGTATGAAACACTATAGTAGTTTTTGCTGTACCAGCAGTTGAATTAGAAGCGTTACCACCTGGATCTTTCATTACTAAGTCAACAATAGCTGAACCAGCAGTAATAGTAATATCTCCAGCTGGAGTATTTTCTTTAACTATAAATTTACAGTACCAACCTTGCTGTAAAGCAGCGGCAACCGGTAGTGTAATTGTATACGGTCCGCCACTTAACATAAATGCATTACCTGAGTCGCTTTGCAACACGGTGTATGCAGCGCTAATATCAACTACGTTTAATAGTGAATTACTAGCTTCCGGAGTTTGGGCAATCGCAGCCCCTACAGGCGCCGCCATTATGATGTAGTGATTGAGTTATCTGTAGACGATAAATACTCACCATAATAAGTTGAGCCGTCACAAATTAAGTTAATATAATCACCTTGTTTTGTAGCAGTACCAATTAGTATGTTTGAAACTGCAGTACCAGCTGTACTAACCGCGGCATCACCACCACTATCTTTTCCAACTAAGTCTATAATAGCTGAACCAGCTGCTACTGTTATAACTCCAGTAGGTGTGTCTTCTTTTACAATAAGTTTACAATTCCATCCTTTTACTAAACTAGCAGCAGGTAGTAATGTAATCTCGCAAGCACCACCTGTAGAGCTAAGTGTAAACACTTTGCCTGAGTCAATAGCTGCCATAGTATGTGCCCCATCAACATCTTGTACGTTTTTACGTACGTCAAAAAATACTCTTCCCATTTTTTTTGTTTTTTTTAATTAATAAATTTGTTTAAATCGTCACCGGGTTGTAGTGACTAGCACACTAAAACAACATCACCATCACGAATAACTCTATAAAGAGTATCTTTCCATGATATGTCGTGTCCAGCATGTTTATCGTAATATATCACATCTCCATCTTTTAAACCTTCCACAAGATTTCCACATGATATTATTTTTGCTTTTAAATAACGGTTGTCTACATCTGTATCATCCGTCATTATAAGACCAGCAACCTTTTTAGGCTCTGTCTTTATTTTGTCTACTATAATATATCTATTGATTGCTTTCATTCATTCTCATATTTGAAATTACACAATCTGCAGATATAATTGTTGATACTACACTTACTGCATTTTTAAGCGCGGACTTGGTTACAAGTACAGGATCTATAATACCAGCTGAGATCATCGTAGCTCTTTTACCAGTTATTACATCAATACCATAACCTTCGTGATCTTCGTATCCATCTAACATAGTTATACCGGCATTGTCAAGAACAGTGTAAAAAGGAGCTTGAATAGCCTTTAGTAGTATCTCTTCACCCACCGCTTTAGCGGGGATTTTTTGAGATGCGTTTAACAGTGCCACGCCTCCTCCAGGCACTATCCCTTCTTTAAGCGCAGCTTTGGTAGCATAGATAGCATCTTCTATTCTATCTTTCTTTTCTTTAAGCTCTACTTTTGAATCAGCACCTACTTTAACCATACCTACTGATCCTGATAGCATAGCTAACCTTTGTCTGTGTTTCTTTTGTATAAACGGGTTTTTCTCCCATTTATCTATAGTCTTATTAATACTAGCAATTCTCTCTTCCATCTCATCCTCTGGAGTATCAATAGTTAAAACTGTATTTTTATCATCAGTAATAGCGGTGTATGCTTCACCCAAACAATCTACATCAATTAAATCAAGGTCATCACCTAGTTGTTCGTTAATTACCTTAGCTCCAACAAGGAATGCTAAATCAGCAACGGTGTCTTCTTTCGTTGGCCCAAAGCCTGGTAAATCAACAATATTTACTTTAATATTACCTTTTACCTTATTCATAAGTAACGCTGCTTTAACTTGTTGTTCTACCGGGGCAACGATTAAAAGTGATCGTTTGCTTTTTATAACATGTTCTAATACTGTTTGTATTTTTCTTATGTTTGGGATTTCTGAAGATACTATTAATACTAATGGGTTATCAAGCTCACATATCTGCTTGTCCTTATCAGTAACGAAATGTGGGGATGTGAGTCCTGAGTCGATTTGAACACCGTCAACTACCTCGACGTATGTCTCTTCAGTTGGAGACTCTTCCATTAATACCACACCATCTTTACCTACTTTAGTATAAGCTTCCGCTATAATCTCACCTAGTTCTGCATCATTATTGCAACTTATTGAACTAACAGATTCGAGCATATCGCCTTCGATCTTGACAGAAATCTTATCTAGGTAATCATTTACCTTTTTAAGGCCGGATTTAATCCCGTCTTTAATTTCTCTTGTGTTAACTTCACTCTTGTTAACCTCTTTTAATAGTGATTCAGCAAGGACAGTAGCTGTAGTAGTACCGTCACCTGCTTCTCTCACTGTGTTTCTAGCAGCCTCCTTTATTAAGGTAGCCCCCATGTTTTCTACCGGGTCAAATAAGACAACCGATTCTGCTACGGTTACTCCGTCTTTTGTTATGACCGGTAAACCTCTTGCATCTTCGTATATAACGCATTTACCAGAGGCACCCAGGGTTGATTTTACTGCTTTAGCTAGCTTTTCAACACCAGCTACTATTTTATTCTTTGCGTTATCGCCAAAGTTTACGTCTTTGACAATCTCGCTTGGTTGATTGTATTCCATGTATTTAATTAAATTTGATTA